GACTTGATGGATATAATATCAAGTCATCTGGATTTAGAGTATTTGGTAATGATGATGTTTTATATCTTGGGGATATTCCTGACGACAATCAAGTAACTGGTGAGGTATTCTTCTTTAAACTGGTTTCTCCAACTCAACCAGCGATTGTAAGAAGATCTGTGGGAACGATTAACTATGAGAAGGGTGAGATATTACTCAATAATGTCAACATCACTTCAACATTAAAATCGGTTCAGGGGCAACCAATTATTCAAATTTCTGCTTGTCCAAAATCAAACGATGTCATTGGATTGCAGGACTTATATTTGCAACTAGATATTAGTAATAGTATGTTAAATATGTTAAGCGATGAAGTTTCTTCTGGAGCAGACCCATCAGGAACTACGTATATAACAACTTCAAGCTACACAAACGGAACTTTAGTACGTTCATAAGAAATGATAGAAACTAGAATCAAGATTAATAAAATTGTTGCAAACCAACTTCCCGAGTTTGTAAGAGAGGAATTTCCTCTTGTAAGTGAGTTTTTATCACAATACTACCTTTCTTTAGAAGGACAGGGTTCAACTTTAGATATTTTACAAAATATCGATCAGTATGTAAAGGTAGATAACTTAACAAACATTGTAGATTCGACGATATTAGATGCTGATGTATCTTTTATTGATGATGTCATTACTGTTCAGTCTACATATGGATTCCCCAAATCTTATGGATTGATTCAGATTGGTTCAGAAATCATTACATATACTGGAACTACTGCAACAACTTTTACTGGATGTATTCGTGGTTTTAGTGGTGTTACATCATATCAAAGTTCAAATGCTCCAGATGAACTGACATTTAAAGAATCTGAAATTGCAGAGCATACATCTGGTTCGACTGTAACAAATTTAAGTGTTCTTTTCTTAAAGGAATTTTTCCATAAAATAAAAAGACAGATAGTTCCTGGTTTTGAAGACAGAAAACTTTATTCTGGTATTGACCAGAGAATTTTTATCAAGCAATCTAATGATTTCTATACCTCAAAAGGTACAGATCAATCGTTTGAAATTTTATTCAGAGCACTTTATGGTGAAGATGTTGAAGTTATAAAGCCAAGAGACTATCTGCTCACACCATCAAACGCAGAATATAGAGTATCAAGAGATTTAGTTGTAGAAGCATTAGAAGGTAATCCTGAAGATCTTCTGAATAGAACGCTTTTCCAGGATGAAACTGACGAATTTCCTGGTGCAAGTGGTTCGATTAATAATGTTCAAAGAATCGAAAGAGATAATAAGACATATTATATCATAAGTTTAGATTATGATTACGATAGAGATATTAATGTAAATGGTTCTATTTTTGGTAAGTTTTCCGTTCATCCATCTACAAAAGTAATCACATCAGTTTCTCCTGGAAGCACAGTTCTTGATGTTGATTCTACGGTAGGATTTCCTTCATCTGGAACTTTAATTGTAGACTATTCGGATGGTTCTTCTATTGAGGTTGAGTATACATCAAAGTCTTTAACACAGTTTTATGGGTGTAGTGGTATTGGTAGAGACATTGATTCTGAACAAGTTTTAAGAGTTAATGCTTTTGCCTATGGTTATCTTGGATTTAATACTGATGAGACTGTTAAGGTAAGAATTACTGGCGTAATTTCTGATATTGATGTTTATGAATATACCTATTATTATGAGCCTGGTGATATTATTGAAAATAAGCACCTCGGTATCGGTTTAACATCGGTTGTTGGAAACAATTGGTTCTTTAACATTGCAACTTCATATGATATTAGCGGAATAACCGTTCAAGATCTTACCAACTTTAAGTATAAGGTTAATACTTTCGATGAGCATGGTTTCTCTGTTGGAGACAATGCAAATTTAATTAGAACAGATGGAACAACAGTAAAGACTCAAATTGTTTCAGTACTGAATCCATATTCATTTGTTATTGCTAATCAGGGACAAATTCAAACTCAAAATATAATTCGTATACAAAGACTTGTATCGAAAGTAGAATCCAATAACTATCCTGAAGCAGATATTTACTCTACAAATGTTCAGAATGTATATTCTGACAGGGAGTCTGTTTATGTAGCATCACCATCTATTCCAAATTATTTAAATGAACCTTTAACTGTCAGCAATAGGTCAGCAAAGTTTTCTGGAACAGTTAGTGGAGAAGAACTTACAATTCCCAATCACGGGTTCTATACTGGTGATTCTGTAACATATAGACCTATTAGTTCTACTAATACATTAAACATTTCAGAAGGAATCTATTTTATTGAAAGAGTAGATGAGAATACTATAAAACTTTCTAGAAGTAGAGCAAATATTAATAATAGGTTATATTTAACTTTAGAAGGTACTGTAACTGATAATATTTTTGAGCATACTGATCTTGCTTATCAAGAACTTGAACCCCAAAAAATTATTAGAAAGATCTCCGTTCCAGTAACTGATACTAATGACCATACAACAGTTCCTGGAACTACGGGAATTCTTGTCAATGGCGTTGAAATATTAAACTACAAGTCAAGTGATGCAGTTTTTTACGGTCCTATTCAAACTGTTGATGTCACAAATAGTGGTGAAAATTATGATGTAATTAATCCACCCATTTTGCAAGCAAATGGATCGGTAGGAACTGGTCTTTCTGCATATTGTCAGGTTGAAGGTTCTTTAGAAAGAATTGAAGTTATTGATGGTGGTTTTGATTATGTAGAAACACCTGTAGTAAACATTACTGGAGGAAACGGTAGCGGAGCAGTTGCAAGACCTGTTTTAAAAACTGTAACGCATACTGTTGACTTCAATTCAACAGTGTCTGGTAGTTCAGTTAACCTGACAAATGACACTATTGCATTTTCATCATATCATAAGTTTAGAGATGGTGAACTAATCATCTACCAAACAAATGGTCAAACATCTGTTGGTGGAATGACCACTGGTGCCCAGTATTATGTTTCTGTTCAAGATGAATATACAGTAAAGGTTCATAAAACATATACTGATGCAATTGATACAACAAACGCAGTCAATCTGACATCATATGGTGTAGGCAATCATACATTTAGATGTGCAAATTCTAAAAAAATTATTTCTGCTATTTCTGTAATAAGTTCTGGTAAAGGATATTCTAATAGAGAGACGACTACTACTTCCGCAGGAATTAATACATCATTAAACACTATTACATTAAAGTCTCACGGTTATAGAAGTGGTGAAATAATTTCATATACTTCTGGAACAACTGCTATTGGTGGATTGAGTAATGAGAATTATTATGTAACTAAAGTTGATGACAATACTATTAGATTATCTCAAGTTGGTACAGGATTAACTGCTGCAAATTTCTATTTTGCAAACGATCAATATGTTGAACTCACATCAACTGGTTCTGGAGTACAATCATTCAACTATCCACCTATTATAGTTTCTGTAGAGGGTAAAATTGGTGTATCGACAGTTGCAGGGCAAAATTTTGGAGCACAATTGCAACCTGTTTTTAGAGGAGCAATTAAATCAGTTTATGTCGAAGATGGTGGTGTTGGATATGGTTCTTCAGAAATTCTAAACTATAACAAACAACCAGAGTTTACATTAAACAGTGGTTCTGGTGCTCAACTCAAAGCCATTGTCTCTAATGGAAAGATTACACAAGTATTGGTATTAAACACTGGTAACGGATACAATTCTCCACCAGATATTGAAATCAATGGTTCTGGAAATGGTGCTATTCTTGTTCCTGTAATTTCTTCTGGGTCGATTACCGAAGTTAAGGTAATAAGTGGTGGATTTAATTATCTTGAGAAAGACACAACAATTTCTGTTATTAGTTCTGGAAAGAATGCTGCATTTGCTTCTAATCCAAAAGTATGGAACATTAATACCTTTGAAAGAATTTCAAATAATAATCAAATATCAGATGATGATGGAGTAATTGCTGAAGGAAACAATTCTTCTTATGGACTCCAATATTCGCATTTATATTCTCCAAGAAAACTGAGGAGAACTATACTTGGTTCAAAGGTTATCAATGGTAATTTGTCGTTCGTTCCAGATCTTCAAATTCAAAATGGAAGAGAAATTTTATCAGATACCCACTCACCTATTATTGGATGGGCATATGACGGAAATCCAATCTATGGACCTTATGGATATTCATTAATAACTGGTGGTTCTCCAAGATTACTTAAATCTGGATATATTTTATCTTTAGATTCTGATAGACCAAATCCTTTAGATTCTAATGGTAATTCAATTTATCCAGATGGATTCTTCATTAATGATTATGTTTATGATGGTTCTGGAGATCTTGATGAGCATAATGGAAGATTCTGCAAAACTCCAGAATTTCCAAATGGAGTTTATGCATATTTTACTACAATCAATACAAATTCCGTAGAATCTGGTGGTGCATTTAAGAACTACAGAAAACCAGAATTCCCTTATTTTATCGGAGATAAGTTTAAGTCAACTCCAATTCCATACAACTTTGAATCTGGTTCTAATCAAGACGATATTGATTTAAATGATACCATTTTATCTAGAAATATAACTCCATATGGACCTTTAAATTCAAATACTAAGTATGACTTTATTTTGGATTCTAACCAAATCCAAAAGCAAAATACATTAATTAAGTCAGTAAGCAGAGGGAATATTCAAGGTATTGGAATCAATAGTGGCGGTATCAATTATCAAGTTGGAGATAGATTAGATTTTGATAATGAAGGAACTAAAGGTTTTGGCGCAAGCGCAGTAGTTTCTTCAGTATTAGGAAAAAGAATCCATAGCGTAGATATATCAAAAACTGAAATACCAAATGTAGAGTTCTATCCTTATGGTGGAATAGACTATCTTGTTGGTTTTGCTACATCTCCACACGATTTAAAGACCAGAGATATTATTACTTTATCTGGTATTTCTACAACAGACAATTTAACAAATAAGTTTTTTACAGTTGGTATTGGAACGGCAGGGTTTACTCTTAGTTCTGATGTAGACACATCTTCTGTTACAGGTATCATTACTTATTTTAATGTATCTGGCAGTCTTTTATTTCCAAATATTAGAGAGAATGATATTTTAGGTATTGGAACTGAGAAAATCAGAGTCCTTAATGTTGATACAGTTTCTTCTAGACTGAGAGTAGAAAGAGCATATGATGGAACATATGGAATTGCACATACTGGTTCATCAAGTATACTCGAAAATCCAAGAAAGTTTATAATTGATGGTAGAAATTTAAACATTTCTCAAGTATATGACTACAGCAGAGAACTTCATTTTAAACCATCAGAAACAGTTGGATTAGGAACAACTGGTGGAGTTGGTATCACTTCCACATTATCATTTGCAAATCCTGGTGTAGGTATAACTCAAATCAGTATTCCAACAAAGTCACTGTATATTCCAAGTCACAGATTAACTACTGGCGATGAATTAATCTATTTCAATTATGGTGGAGATTCTATTGGAGTTTCTACAGACGGTATAGAAACATTTGCTTTTGAGAATGGACAAACTTTATATGCAGCAAAAATTTCAGATGATCTTGTTGGAATAGCAACTGCTAAAGTTGGTCTTGGATCAACAGGTTCATTTGTTGGTATTAATAGTAGTGTTTTTGTTGATACATTATACTTTGTTGGGGTTGGAACTGGTGAAAACCATAGTTTAAAGACGGTTCCTGCAAATATTTTATCAGGAATTGTAAATAGAAACTCTGCGACTGTATCAACATTATCTACTCACGGACTTCAGTATCAAGATACTGTCTCATTAAATGTATTTGCAGGCATTTCTACTACTCTTTCTGTAAGATATAATGACTATCACAGAAAACTTGTTATTGATTCAAGAGACTTTGTTTCTGGTGATGTAGATATTATTGATAATTCTATAACATTATTGAATCACAATTTGTCTACGGGTCAAAAAGTTATTCATACTGCAATAACACCTGCAACAGGACTTATTGATAATGGAATTTATTATGTTTATGTTGTAAGCAAAGATAAAGTTAAACTTTGCTCAACTGTAACTGATTCTTTAAAACAAAATCCAAAGGTAGTTGATATTGCAGGAACTTCTTCAGGAACCATTTCACAAGTCAATCCACCTTTGATTCTGGAAAGAAATAAGACTTTAGTATTTGATTTATCACACTCATCACTTTCATTCACAAACAATTCAATATCATATTCTGCGTTTGACTTTGGTATCTTTTCCGATAGGGAACTGAAGAATCAGTTTTATTCATCAACTGCCACTAAAGACTTTGAAGTAATAAAGAGTGGAACTGTTGGCATAGACACAAATGCAAAACTGTCTATCAAAGCATCTAATTCTTTACCAGAGACTTTATATTATGGTGCTATTCCCATCAATTTAGAATTAAATACTGACAGCAAAAAAGGAATTAAACCAGATACTCAAAATGTAAAGAATAATAATGAACTTATCCTGACTAATAGTGTTCTGACTTCAAAATTTACTGTAAGTGGTATTGGTTCTACAACATTCTCATTCAGCATTCTTGGTTCTCCCAAAGAAGATCAATATCTCCCTACTGATGGAGATCTTTTCTATACAACAGATTCTCAATATGCATATGGTCCAATTACAGAAGTTGTACTAAAATCAAGTGGAAGAAATTATGAGAAACTTCCATCAGTATCAAGAGTAATAAGTGGAAAAGGGACAGATGCTATTCTTTATCCACAAAGTTCAACCATTGGAAAAGTTATAAGTCTGGATATTCAGGACATTGGTTTTGATTATTCTGCAGATAAAACTCTTAGACCAGAGGTTCAACTTCCTCAAATATTGAACATTGATCCATATTCAAAATTCCATACTATTGGAATATCATCTATTGGTGTCAATTATTCCCTTGCTCCAGATTTAATAGTAATAGATGGTGTTTCAAAGAAAGTAGTTACTGATATTGAACTTGATTATAATTTGGGAGATTCTTTCGTAACAATTGTAAAAAATACAGCGTCTCTCAATAATGTTACTCCAACAATAATTCCAATTAATAATACGAATGGTGTTTCTATCACAGATGTTCAATTTAATACAACATCTAAGGATGTAACGGTTTCTCTAGGTTCTAGTTACAGCGCTTTAGAAGACTTCCCATTTGATGTTGGCGATTCTGTATTAATTGAAAGTGTTAGTGTTGGTATTGTAACAACTGCAAAAGGATATAACTCATCGAAATACAATTATAGTTTATTCACTCTTACTCAAACAGATCCAAATATTGGCGGTGCAAACGCATCCATCACATATAATTTAACAGAATATCTTGCTTCTGGTGAATATCCTGGAACATTTGATTCTGTAAATTCGGTTGGTAGAGTTATACCATCAAAACACTTCCCAATATTTGATATTAGTTTAGAACAAAACAAATTTTATAAAGGTGAAATTTTAAATTCTCCTTCTGCTAGTGGTGTAGTAAATTCTTGGGATGAAAAGACCGGAAATCTTAAGGTATCTACAATACAGAAGTTTAATATAGGGGAAAATATTACAGCATCTTCTTCTAAATCTGTAGGAAGAATTACTGCTATCAGTCTATTCAATTCTTTCTATAATATTGATTCTTCTTCTGTAGTTAAGAAAGGATGGCAAACTGAGTCAGGATTCTTGAATAGCAGTTTACAAAGATTGCACGATAACGACTATTATCAATATTTCTCATATGCTATCAAGTCAAAAGTAGAATATGATGATTGGAATAACGCAGTCAGCTCTCTTAATCATACTGTAGGATTTAAAAAGTTCTCTGATTTGATTGTAGAATCTGAAGATAAGAGTGCAGGAATATCTACAGATCAAAATCTTGGTGATTTTGTTGGGATTGCTGATTTAATATCTGAAATTGATTTAAATTGCGTAAATGACTTTGATTTGGCAAAAGAACTAACTGTCAATATTGATTCAAAAATTGCATCTAATGAAATTGTATTCAACTCTCGCACACTTCAAGATTACTTAGAGTCTATTGGAAATAGAGTTCTTTCTATTGATGACATTAGCACTCAATTTAATAGTAACCCAAGACCAGAAAGATATAATTCTATCGATCTTTTCTCTTTAGATGATGCAAGATCTAAAAAGTATATTGTTTTCATAAAAGATAATAGATATACTGACGAAAAGCAGATTAATTTAGTATCCATCCTCCACGACAATTCACATGGTTTCATAAACCAATATGGTAGAGTTGAAACAGTTGGCGATCTTGGTTCGTTTGACTTTAGTATTTTGGGAACTGAAGGGCAACTTCTTTACTATCCAACCAAATATTCATTAAATGATTATAACCTAAGTTATGTTACTTATAGAATTGAAGACAGTATTGCAGGAACTGATTCTAGAGATTTTGGAGACACTACCAAAGTTTATAGCACAACTCAGACATTAGCGTCTGGAACAAGCACTGCATCTACAATTGTAAGTATTGCTTCTACATATAGATCTTCTAAGATACTTGTACAATATGCTGCAGTCGATAACTCATACTTTGAATATGATGAACTCACCGTAATTCACGATGGAACCAATGTAGATCTTTTAGAATATGGTCAGTTATCAACTGATATTCTAACTCCATTTGCTTCTTCTGGACTCGGAACATACAATGCATACATATCTGGTTCTAATATCAACATCGATATCACTCCAAATGCAGCATTAGGAGTTGATTATAATGCAAATGCCATAATTATATCAATCGCAGATACATCTTCTGTTGGTGTTGGAACATTTGCACTGTCTGATGCTAAGTTGGATTCATCCATAACATCTATTGCATCAAGCACTTCACCAGTATCCACAAAAATTGCAGAATATTCTAGTGATTATTATTCTTGTGCATATTATGTTGTAAGTGTTGAAGATACTACAAATTCTCAATATCAAGTTTCAGAAATTATTGTTGCTAACGATTCGGGTGATGTATTGATTTCAGAATTTGGTAATTTAGAAACTGGATCTAGTATTGGAACTTTTGATGCAAGTGTATCAGGAGGTAATATAGAATTAACATTTACTCCAATTGCAAATGCAGACATTGAAGTTAGAGTTTTCCAAAATGCTCTTGGTTTAATTGATTCAAAAAATCCAAATACACTTATTGACTTAGACAATGCATCAATTTTTGCTGGATATGGTTATTATACTGGAACAGATACTGATGTTAAGAGGCAGTTTAATTTAACTCACAATCAACTTCCAATTTTTGAAAGATACTTTGTTGGAAGTGCATCTACTGTTGTTGATATTTCAAATAACAAAGTTTTCATTCCTAATCATTATTTTGTTACTGGCGAAGAATTGTCTTATGAGCACGCTGGAGCTGGAACTACTCAAGCAATTACAATTGCTTCAACAAATATTCCTGGTATTGGCATAACAGATAAATTGCCAAGTACAGTTTATGCAATTAAAGTTGATGAGGTTTCGATAAAATTTGCTGGAAGTGCAGAGGATGCTCTTAAGGTTGTTCCAACCGAACTGGATATAACTTCGGTAGGTATCGGAACTTCACACTCTCTCACATCTAAGAAACAAAACTCAAGAGTTCTTGTTTCTATTGACAATGTAATTCAATCTCCTATTGTTTCTACAGCGATTACAACAACAGTTTCTACACAATTTCTAATAACAGATAACACATTATTCTTGAGTGGAATAACATCATTCTTTGGTGGTGATCTGATTAAGATTAATAATGAAATTATGAGAATTGATTCAGTTGGTATTGGAAGTACAAACGCATTAAGAGTCAGAAGACCTTGGATGGGAACTGGAATTGGAACACATCCTGTAGGATCTTTGGTAACCAAGATTAATGGTGATTATAATATTGTTGATAATACAATTAACTTTATAACCGCACCCTATGGACCAGTTCCACTTAGTACAACTACTGCAAGTCCAGATGAGGTAGATTATGTTGGCATTACTACATATTCTACATTTAGTGGAAGATCTTTCTTAAGATCTGGTGTACCAAATACAAATATCGAACCATACACAAATAATTATGTATTTGATGATGTTTCTACGCAGTTTACTGGTTTTAATACATCATTTAACTTAACCTCCGAAAATTCAAATGTAACAGGATTCTCAACAGATAATGCTATTATCTTGGTTAATCAAGTATTCCAAGGTCCAGAAAGAGACACATTTCCAATCCGTGTTGATGGAGATTATACATTAGAAGAATCTGTCGGTATTACCAGTATTAACTTCACTGGTTCAATCTCTTCAACAGCATATGACATTAATACTACAAATGTTCCTTTAGGTGGCGTTATTGTTTCTGTTGGTTCTACTGAAGGATTTGGTTATCAACCATTAGTGTCTGCTGGAGGAACAGCAGTTATTTCTGGTCTAGGAACCATTTCATCAATCAGTATTGGAAATAGTGGTTCTGGTTATAGAGCAGGGATTCAAACAGTTGTTAATGTTGGAGTCGCAACTTCAAGCACAGGAATTCCAAATATTGAGTTTATTGGAACTGCTGCTATTAGTGGTGGACATATTGTTAGTGTTGCCATTACAAATCCAGGAACTGGATACACAACAACCAATCCTCCTATTGTTATTTTCGATGATCCTTTATCATATTCAAATATTCCACTGGTTTATAGTTCTTCTTCCGTGTCTGGAGTTGGAACACAAGCAACTGTAGATATTGTTGTTGGACAGGGATCTAGTGTAATTGAATTTACTATTCGAAATACTGGATATGGATATGGTCAAGGCGAAATACTGACATTTGATGTTGGTGGAACTGTAGGAATTCCAACAAATACTTCACTTACATTTGATGAGTTCCAAGTTTCTGTTGAGTCAACATATTCAGATAGTTTCTCTGGTTGGTCTATTGGAAATCTGTTGGTCTTAGATAATATTGATTACCTATTTGACGGAACAAAAACTTCTTTCCCAATAAAAATAAATGGCATACAAAAAACAATAAGATCTGCTGTTGGATCACTTATTGATGTTGAAGAAACATTATTAGTTTTTATTAATGATGTTCTCCAGGTTCCTGGAGAGGGATACATTTTTAAAGGTGGAAGTTATATCACATTCACTGAAGCACCAAAGGTTGGAGATACAACAAAAATTCTCTTCTATCAAGGCACATCTTCTGTTGATGTTATTGATGTTGATATACTGGAAACCATTAAGAAAGGTGATACTGTAACATTAAATGACGATGATTATTACTATCAAGAAGATGAAAGACTTGTATATACTATCAATTCGACGGATACTATTGATACAAACCTTTATAATGGTCCGGGCGTTACTGCAAATGAATCTTATGAGAGACCAGTTAAGTGGTGCAGACAAACTGAGGATAAGTTTGTAAATGATGAATATGTTGCTAAGGATAGACCAATTTACGAACCATTGATTTATCCAACTTCAACTATCATTCAACCTGTTGGTGTTGGTTCAACAATTGTTTATGTTGAAAGTGTAAAAACTTTCTTTGATAGTAAAAAAGAAAATTATGTAGATAGTGATGAAATTGCACTCATTTCTCAGGATTCATTGGTATCTGCAGCAGCAACTGCAATTATCTCTGATTTTGGTGAAGTATTGTCTATTTCAATAATAGACGGAGGACAAGGATATACAACTCCTCCTCAGGTAACGATATCAAATCCAGTTGGTCTTGGAACTACTCAAAGAGCACAATTAACAGCGTCAATTTCTGTTAATGGTGAGGTATCATCGATTGCTGTTGATTCTCCTGGAACAGGATATACAACAACCAATCCACCACAAGTTCTTATTGAACATCCAAATGTTGCATACGAAGCAAATTCTTCACAGTCATATGTTGGAGATTTTGGAAGTATTGTTGGATTTGGCACAACTACTATTGGTGTTCAAAATCAAATTATCTTTGATTTGTATATCCCACAAAATTCGTATTTGAGAGACACAACGATTGTTTCTTCGGCAACAACTGTTAGTGGATTAAGTTATGGTGATTACTTTGTTATTAAAGACAGTAATGTTGGAAGTGCCACCACATTTATAACATCATTGAGAAATAGTGGAGAAGTCATTGGAATTGGAACACAATTTGTTGATAATGTTTATCAAGTAGCAAATTCATTAATAGTTGAAACTAATATTGTAGGAATTGGTTCTACATATGTGACTAGAGTATTTGCAAATATTGATCAGTTCAATTCAGAGTCTTTCTCTTCCGATTCAATAACTTTTGATTCTACAACATACACATTTGATTCTACTGTTGGTTCTTATACCATCTACTCTGGTGGTATTTCAACATCAAGTTATTTTGGTTCTTATACTTGGGGAAAAATAACACTTGCAGGTGGAATTCAGTCAGAAACATTTAACTTCTACGGATCTCAAGGTGTTGGTGGAATATCAACATCTGCACTTGTAAGAAGAAGAAATCCACTGAGATATAACAACTACCTCTAATAAATATTTAAAAAATTTCAAAATGTCTAAGTTAGGGATAAGTACCGGAACAGCACCAAATGATGGAACAGGTGATAGTCTGTTATCTGGTGCAGTAAAAATTAATAGCAACTTTGATGAAATTTATAGTTATTTTGGTGACGGTAATGATTTAAGTTTCACTGAAAGCACTTGGCAAACTACATTATCTGGAATTAACACACTATCAAATGTTGGTGTTGGAACTACAAATCCAAGATTTGCATTAGAAGTTGGTTATGTAGGTGCTTCAGGAACTTCATTGTGGGTAAATGGTGATGCTAGAGTTACTGGAATACTCACAGTAGGACCAGCATCAGTTACCATTGATGGAGTTAGTAATAAAATTACAGTTGGTTCTGGAGTAACCATTGATGGTTCTACAGGTATCATTAGTGCAACTTCTATTATTCTTGGCGATTCTACAATCTCTGGTGCAGGAGTAACTTATATTACTGCTGGTAGTGGTGTTTCTATAGACCAGAATACTGGAAATGTAACAATCAGTGCTACTGGAGGAGTAGGGTCTGGAGTAACTTATATTACTGCTGGTAGTGGTGTTTCTGTAGACCAGAATACTGGAAATGTAACAATCAGTGCAACTGGTATTGCACAGACAGCAAATATTAATGCAGATTTATTATCTGTTTCTGGTGTTTCCACATTTGGTTCAGATGTATCAATTGGTGGAAGTATAACTGTTACTGGCGTTACTGGACTTTCTACTTCTACTTTCAGTTCAGATGTGTCAATTGGTGGTACTGTTAGTGTTGATGGTGCAGTAAAACTTGCAGGTATTAATACTACTATTATAGGAACTGCAGGAACTACTGGAGAAATCAAACAAATTGGTGGAGCACCATTTTATTATGATGGAACTGCTTGGAGAGAGTTCTATCTGATTGATGCAGTTCAGGTCACAAATACTGCTGATACTGATTGGGATAATACAATTTTGAGAATGACTTTTGATGATTCGGGCGTTTTTGATGATTATAGATTTGGAGTAACTCCTACTTTGATAGGTTCTCCTACAAATACAACAGCTCCAGTAAAAATTGGAACAAGAGCTTTAAGATTAACAGATACCTCTCCTCAAGATGCTCTCCAGTATCCATATAGGTCCGAATATGATTTTACTGGTGAGTGGACTATGGAATTTTGGATTAATTTTAATAGTATTACCACCGATATTCAACTAACTGGAACTAATTCGATTATTTCTGTTGTAGATGCTGACGGTGCTAATAGTACTAATTCTTTTGCTCTCGGAGCAAGAGCAAACACTTCCAACACTGCAACAAATTTTGAGTTTTATTGGTATAATTATGAGCGTTCATCACCCCAAGAAGAGAGTCTCACCAATGTATTGACTAAATCAGATTATATAAATCAATGGCACCATATTGCTTTAGTAAGGCAACCACTTGATGGATCACTTCATTTTTATATTGATGGTGTAGAATCTGGTATTACTACTACAAGTTCATTTACTGATAATTCAATCAATCAAGATAGTAATAATGACTTGTTTATTGGTCGGTTCGATGGGAATCTAGATAATAGATATCTTGATGCTTCAATTGATGACTTAAGAATTTCTACAGTAGCGAGATATACATCTATTGGAAGTTCAACATCAACAACATTTAGTCCACCAACCACTCAATTACCAATTACTGGTTCAACAACAACTGTTGTAATTCCACCAACGGATAAAACTGGAGAAATTGGTCTTGGATCTTCAGCTTCTTGGAGAGGAACAACGGGTATTACTCCTACTCAAGAATCGAGTGGTAGTTATCGCTTGACATTTACATCATCATTTACAAATGCTGATGATTATTATGTCATAGCAAATGGTATAGATCAAAGTTTTCCTACTTATGTTGGTATTACAAGATCTACGACTCATGTTGATTTTACAATAAATAGACAAGACAATGATGATCCAGTAGATACTGGTTATATTGCAGTTCAGGTATTACTTCACTAATAAATAAGAAAAAAGTCCTATAAAAAATGGCAGCCATAATTACTGACCAACTTCGCATTTTAAATGCTAAGAACTTTGTAGCAGCGGCGACTTCATCTACAAATGCATATTATTCATTTGTTGGTTTACCAAACGCTACAGATTATTCATCCACTTGGGATCAAACACCTCCTGCACCAAAAGATTCTTTTGAGCAGGAGAATGATTATTGGGATACAATGATCGCACTGAAAAAAATCAGTGAGAGTGATGTTCGTCAAGTAGTTAAAAAAACTACTTGGATTTCAGGAACAACTTATGATATGTATCGTCATGACATTAGTAGAACCAATACATCAAAACCTTCTGGGGCAACCAGTTTATATTCTGCAAATTATTATGTTGTAAACGAAGATTATAAAGTTTATATTTGTCTTCAAAATGGAACTGACCCAGAAAACCCAACTGGAAGACCATCTTTAGATCAACCAACATTTACAGATCTTGAACCAAGAACTGCTGGTGATAGTGGCGACGGATATATTTGGAAATATCTTTATACAATTAAACCAAGTGATTTGGTAAAATTTGATTCTACAAACTTTATGCCTGTTCCCAAAGAATGGGAATCAAATTCTACAGATGCATCTGTTAGAAATAATGCCGCATCAAGTGGACAATTAAAAATTGTAACCATCGCCAATAGAGGTGCTGGTATTGGAACTGCAAATAGAACTTATACCAATGTTCCCATTAAAGGAGACGGTTCTGGTGCAGAAGCAACTATTGTTGTTAATAATGACTCTAAAGTTGAATCAGTAACTGTTTCAAAAGGTGGTTCTGGTTATACTTATGGGACTGTAGACCTTGTTTCTGGTAGTGTTCCTACTGGAACAACATCACCAGTGTTTAATGTTATTATTCCACCTCAAGGTGGTCATGGAGCAGATATTTACAGAGAACTTGGTGCTTATAATGTTCTGGTTTATTCTAGAATTGAAAATGATACGGAGAATCCTGACTTTATTACTGGAAACCAAATTGCTAGAGTTGGAATTGTAGAAAATCCCGAAGCATTTAATTCTTCAGTAACTTTATCATTAGATAAAGCAAGTGCATCGTATGCATTGAAGTTAGTTGGTGCTGGTTATAGCACTGCTACATTTACTGCAGACGAACAGATTACACAAACTATTGGGGTAGGATCAACTTCTGTTGGTAGAGTTATTTCTTATGACCAGAATACAGGAGTTCTTAAATATTGGCAGGATAAGAGTCTCGTTGGATTTAACACTGATGGATCTTTAAAAACAGACCCAACATATGGATATAATTTAAATACATTTACTGCATCACCAGCAACTGGAGGTTCTGTAAATATTATCGGCGGAAGTGTCACTTTAGGCATTGATACTAACTTTACTGGTCTCTCTACCACAATAAATAATAGGACATATTACCTCGGAAATTCTTTTACCAACGGTGTTGCTAATCCAGAAGTTAAAAAATATTCTGGAAACATAATATATGTTGATAATAGACCTTCTATTACAAGGTCAATAAATCAAAAAGAAGATATCAAAGTCATTTTGCAATTCTAAGGAATCATGCCCCAGGAAACTAATCTCAATACCGCTCCATATTTTGACGATTTTGATCCTCAAAATAATTACTATAAGGTTTTATTCAAACCAGGATACCCTGTTCAGGCTAGAGAATTAACAACTCTCCAATCAATGCTTCAGGACCAAATTGAAAAGTTTGGCAACCATATTTTTAAAGAAGGGGACTCCGTAACGGGTGGTGGAGTTCGTTACACCAATAATTTACCTTCAGTTATTGTTAATACGACTTTTTCTGGGATTAATGTATCTAATTATATTAGTGATTTAAATGGTAGCACCTTAATTGGTACAGTTTCTGGGGTAAAAGCAAGAGTTAAAGCACATTTGAATGAAAGTGCGTTTCCTGGCGAACCATATACACTATATGTAAACTATCTGTCATCATCTGGGGATAATACGACTTTTATTGAAGGCGAAACACTGGCAATTGAGACTGGTTTCTCAAATGATGTAGTGTCTTTCCAAGATGGAGAGAATGTTTTAAATATTGTTGCAGAAAATGCACTGTCACTCGGTTCTATGGCAGTGCTGACAGATGGTGTTTATTTTGTTAGAGGATATTTTATCAATATTCCAGAACAAACTATTATTCTGGATCCATATAGCAATGTTCCGTCATATAGGATTGGATTAGAAGTTTTTGAAGAAGTAATCAATTCAGATATTGATCCAAATTTAAATGATAATGCAAAAGGATTTTCTAACTACACTGCTGCTGGTGCGGATAGATTAAAAGTCAGAGCGTATTTGGTTAAAAAACCACTTGATGATGAAAAGTATGAGAACTTTATTGAATTGATGGTGGTCAATAATGGCGATATTACTGCCATAAGAAAGAATACACAATATAATGAAATTGCAAAAGAATTTGCAAGAAGAACTTACGATGAATCTGGGGATTACTATGTAAATCCACCTTCAATCGTTGCAAAAGAATCTTTAAATAATTTAGTAGGAAGTCAAGGTGTATTCCTTGAGGATCAAACAACTTATAATGGAAATGCCCCTTCAGAAAGTTTAGGAACATATACTATCAGCCCAACTAAGGCATATGTTAGGGGTTATGAAGTAGAAACTGTCAGTCCAACATATTTGGACTTTGAAAAACCAAGAACTACCAAACTTGCAGAAAACCAGAGCATAAATTATACAACTGGTCCAACATTTTCTCTTAATAGAGTAAGTGGTTCTCCAGTTATTGGTATTTCAACTACTTATACAGTAAGTTTGAGAGATTCTAGAATTGGTGCTTCTCCTACTACTGCTTCTGGAAAGGAAATTGGTGTTGCTAGAGTTTATGACTTTGCTTTAGAGTCTGGCGCATATGATGTTGCAGATTCTAACCTCAATGTTTGGGATACATCATTATTTGATATTCAGACATATACTGAAATTACTTTAAACGAAAATATCACTTTAGACACTCCAACACACATTAAAGGAAAAGCAAGTGGAGCAACTGGTTTCCTCAAGTATGCAGTAACAAACTCAGGAATTATTACAGCATATAATATAAAAGGTTCTTTTGCGCTTGGTGAAAGTTTTATCTTCGATGGAATAGAAAATAATAGAGTTTCAACAGCAGTAACTGCATACGGAACTAATGATGTAAAATCCATTTATGGTATTGTTGGTGCAGCATCTACTTTTAATGGTGATGTTATTCAAAGTTCAAATAATGTTATTGGTCTTGTAAACATTAGTGCAGGTTCTGGTGGAATCAGTACAGTCACTAATGCAGATTTATCAAAATACTTTATCGGAATTGCTACTGTTGGTAACTTAGTAGCATATTCCAATCCAGGATTGTCTGTTCCAACTTTTTCCAAAGTAGAATCAATATCACAGAATTCACTTACTCTGTCTAGCGTCACATCAGTATCTGGAATTTGTGATGGAAATCTCCCAACTACAGATATCAATCCAAGCGACTTTAGAATTCTGTCTTCTAATTTCCAAGAAACATTAGACAAGACACTATACACAGTTCTTCCAAAACAGAAAGTTTCTTCTGTAGATTTGACAGATTCTAATCTTACAATTAGAAAGCAGTTTGATGTTACTATTTCTTCAAACTCTACTGGAGCGGTTATCTCTGGTTCTGATGAATTGACTTTCTTGCCTTTTGATGAAGAAAGATATGTTTTAATGAGAACCGATGGTTCTACAGAAATTTTAACTGAAGATAAGTTTGTATTTACGAACGGAAGTAAGACATTAACTATTAACGGTTTAGGTACTGATAGTCCTGCAAAGTTAATTGCTACGCTAAGAAAAATTAATGTAAAGTCGAAGATTAAGAATAGAAATAAAGTAAAGACAATAACAGTTACGAAATCCAAGTATGAAAAGTCTGGTATTGGTGCAACCACAGCAAATGATGGTTTAACCTATGGACCTGGATATGGTATGAGAGTTCAGGACGAAGAAATTTGTCTGCTTGTACCAGATGTATTTAAAATTCACGCTATTTTTGAATCTTCAGGAACATCTGATGCATCCTTACCAAAACTGACCCTCACCCAGTTATCTGGTCCCACGAATAAAACTGGAGATCTTTTAATTGGCGAACGATTTGAAAGCGAAACTGGATCATTTGTTGGTTTATATGTTGGTGCAGTTGATGATTTAAATATCAACTATATTAGATTAAATAATAAAACCTTATCTTCTGGTGATGTAATTACTTTCAAAGAATCAGGAATAACCGCTGTTGTTTCTATAAATGATCTAGGAGATAATGATATTTCCGATAATTACTATCTTGATAATGGTCAAAGAGATACTTTCTACGATTACTCAAGAATAGTTAGAGTTCCAACATCAAAAGAACCAACAAGAAGATTAAAAATTGTTTATGAGTATGCTGATTTCTCAGCATCTGATACTGGTGATATAACAACTGTCAATAGTTATGGAGAATTTGACTATTGCGATCTTCCTAGAATCAATTCTGTCAGTGTTTCTGATATTATTGATATTAGACCAAGAGTTTCCGAATTCTCATCAACTACATTATCACCATTTGAATTTAATGCAAGAAACTTTACTTCTGCAGGAAATTCTGCTGCAAATATTCTTGCTTCTGATGAGTCAATTCTTCTTGACTATTCATTCTACTTACCAAGAGTTGATAAAATCTTCTTAAGTAAAGATGGAACTTTCCAACTTATTAAGGGTGTTCCTGCCGAAGTTCCCATTCTTCCAAATAATATTGAAGAAAGTTTAGAAGTTGCAACAATAACTCTTCCTGCATATCTTTGTAATGCAAATGAAGTTAATATTTCTGCTAATAGACATCCTAGATATACGATGTCTGATATCAAGGGTCTTGAGCAGAGAATTAAGAATTTAGAATTTTATACATCACTGTCATTATTGGAATCAGATACAGAAAATCTTTATATTAGAGATGTCAATGGTTTAAACAGATTTAAGTCTGGTTTCTTTGTTGATGATTTCTCATCTACAAGATCTCAACTTAAGACAACTGGTGTTAAGAATAGCATTGATGTCAAGAATGCAGTATTGAGACCTTCTCATTATACAAATGAGATTGATTTGGTACTTGGTTCCAATTCCCTTCTTGGCATTGGAACAAGTCCAGATGCAAGTGTTGACCAAAGGTTTACTACTGACTTAGATGCAATTGATGTTGTTAGAACTGGAAGAGTTCTAACATTGAATTATGTTGAAGACACATATATTGTACAAAACTATGCAACAAGAACTGAAAATGTTACTCCATTCCTCGTTACTTACTACTCAGGAACCATTGAGATAACACCATCTTCTGATGTTTGGATTGATACTACAATAACCAACTCCAAAACTATTGAACTTGAAGGCGACTACACAAAAACCATTTCACAATTAGAAATTGAAGGATATGATAAAAAGACTGGATATACTCCCATAGTTTGGGGTTCTTGGGAAACTACTTGGACTGGTGAAGATAAGAAAGGAACGAGTGATACTGCTTGGAAGGGAAATCAACTTATTAGAACTGATTCCGAAACTGTAACAAAAACTGGAACAAAAACCAGAGAAGGCACTAGAAAGGTTGCTAAAGAAGTATTTGACGATATTAATATTGGACAATCACTTCTCAGTACTCAAATTGTACCTTATTTGAGATCAAGGAACATCGAATTTGTTTCAAAAAGAATGAAACCATTGACGAGAGTTTATGGATTCTTTGATGGACAAGATGTTAATGAATATATTGTACCAAAATTAATTGAGATTGAAATGGTCAGTGGCACTTTTGAAGTTGGAGAAACTGTAAAGGATGTTAATGCTACGACACCAGAGAATGATCCAGTTAGATGTGGTCTTGGCCTTGTTACGGTACAACAAGAGCGTCGTGTACTACCTCCAGCGTTAGTTAATAGTGGAGGAAATCCCGAAGCAACCATATCATTTAGAGTTGCTCAACAAAATCATAAGTATGGTCCATACAATGCACCATCTTCAACATATAATTTGAATCCTTATGATGAACAACCAATTTCAGATTCTTATTCATCAACATCTAATATTCTCAATATAGACACATTTAGTATATGTGATAAAAACACTAATAATTTCTTTGGATATATCAAAGAAGGCACTAAACTTGTTGGACAAACTAGTGGAGCAGTTGCGACTGTTAGAAGTGTAAAACTTGTTACTGACGATATTGGAACTATTATTGGTTCATTATTTGTTCCAGATCCAAAGTTGGTCAATAATCCAAAGTTTGAAGCAGGAACAAAACTCTTCAGACTTACAAGTAGTGCAAACAATTCACAGATTCCTGGTTTTGTGGACACAAGTGCTGAAGAAAGATTTGAATCTAGAGGCATCTTAAATAAAACGCAGGAAAATATACTATCTGTTAGAAATATGCGAGTCGAAACACAGACTCAAAAAGAAAGTGAAACTGTCACTGATGAAAATACTACTGTTGTAGGAACAACTGTAGTTGGAACATACAAACCACCTTCTGGACCATCATATAGCAGAGGTAGCACATCAACTGGTGTAGAGATTTTTGTTCCAGTAACGAATAGTACATCAGGTACTGTTGCCGCTGGGTCAAAAAATATTAATCAAACAGTTCTTAATGCTGTACAAAGTGCTTATGTAAATCATTTAGGAAGAAGACCTGATTCTAGTGGTGAACAATATTGGTCTACTACCAGATACAATGAACTGATTGGACAAGGAAAGTCACAATCACAAGCACTTGCTCAAATTGATAAAGATATTAAATC